CAAAATAACAAAAGTGTAAAATATTATCTTGAATTAGAAAAGCAATATAAACTAGCTATGAATAGTATAGAAAAAGATATATTAGCATGGTACAACAGATTTGCTGAAAGTGAAGGAATATCTTTATTAGAAGCTAAGAAACTACTAAATACAAGAGAATTAGAAGAGTTTAAATGGGGTGTAGAAGAATATATTAAATATGGTAAAGAAAATGCTATAAATCAAAAGTGGATGAAAGAGTTAGAAAATGCTAGTGCAAGAGTTCATATAACAAGGCTTGAAGCTTTAAAGTTACAAATACAGCAACAAGTAGAAGTTTTATATGGAAATGAACTTGATGGTATTGATAAACTAATGAGAGATATTTATACAAGTGGATACTATCATACAGCTTTTAATGTTCAACAAGGAGTAAACGTTGGTTGGAGTTTAATGAGTCTTGATATTAATAGAATAAATAAAATTATCTCTAAACCATGGGCAACAGATGGATTAAACTTTAGTGAAAGAATTTGGGGTAAGCATAGACCTACTTTAGTAAATGAACTATATACTAAACTGACACAATCAATTATTAGGGGTGAGAATCCAAAGAACCTAGTAAATGACTTTGCTAAGAGATTTAATGTGTCTAAATCTCAAGCTAAGAATTTAATAATGACTGAATCAGCTTTCTTTGCATCAGCAAGTAGAAAAGATTGTTTCAATGATTTAGATGTAGAGAAATATGAGATTATTGCTACATTAGATTTAAGAACTTCAAATCTATGCAGAGAGTTAGATGGAAAAGTATTTGATATGAAAGATTATCAAGTTGGGATAACAGCTCCACCATTTCATTGTCATTGCAGGACAACAACAGCTCCTTGGTTTGAAGATGAAGAAGGTTACAGAGCAGCAAAAGGAGAAGATGGAAAAACATATTATGTACCATCTAATATGAAGTATAATGAGTGGTATGAGAAACATATAGAGGGTAGACTTGGAAAAGAAAAAGCTGATACTCTTAGAAAAATGCAACTAAATGAGAGTAAAGATAGAAAACAATTTGAAGAATATAAAAAGGTATTAGGAAATGAAATACCTTCTAAATTTGATGAATATCAACATATGAAGTATAATGATACTATAAGGTATGAGGAAGCTAAAAAGCTTTATAAGGATGTAAATTGGCAAGTTAAGAATCAGAGAAATTTAACTAGTGGAAGTGTTCATTCAGTGCCATTTGAATCAAAACCAAATAGTGTATTTGATAATTACAAAGATGGTAAATTAATTCAAAGAAGATACTATGGTAATACAGGAAAACCTAGATTAGATTTAGACTTAACTGACCATAGAAACCCAAAGCAACATAAAATTGTACCTCATAAACATGATTGGTTAGCTGATGAAAATAACCATGATAAGGTAAAAAGAGAGAAGGATATGGAGCTTACAAAAGCTCATAAAATAGCTAACAAAGATATTTTGAAAGGAGAATAAAATGGATAATAAATTTAAGAATTTACAACATTTAATTGATTCTATTGATTTAGGATTAGATATAGAATTTGACTTATATAATAAACCATATAATATATCTATTGGAGATGATGATACAAGGTTTATTACTCTTTGCCCTAATGGAGATACAAAGTATTATAAAAATGGTAAGGATATGGTTGATAATTACAACATTGATGGTAAATTACTAAAGAATTTATGGAAAGATATACAAATAGTAAATATGTAAAAGCACTTGCTAAATGATAAATTAGTAGGTGCTTTTATTATGTAAAAATTTATTGAGAGGGTGATTTGAAATGCTTAAATTATATATTTTATCAATAATTGTGTTTTGTACAGGGCTTTATTTGTATATGTTAAGGCTTGGAAATGTTAAAGAAGTAATCGAAGCTTTAAAAAAATATAAAGCTTGGAAAAACTATAAACTTATTTTTATAGCTTTGTTTCCATTGTTAAACTTTATTATTGGTTTAATATTTATAGTAGTTTCTTTATTTGCAACGAACAAGGATATAATAGAAAGTTTGGAGGATGAATAAATGGCTAGATTTGTAAAGAAAGCAATTGAAGTGGAAGCATTTAGATTAGGTTATGATACTCTACCAAAATGGTTTATTGAGAATGATAGAGTTTGTAATTTTATGGAAGAAAAATGTATCAATGGACATGTAAGTTGTGATTTAAAGACATTAGAAGGTGCTATGAGAGCTAATAAAGGGGATTACATTATACAAGGTGTAAAAGGAGAAATATATCCATGTAAAGCAGATATATTTGAAATGACTTATGAGAAAGTTGAATATACTGCAACTATTGAAAATTTAACAACCTATGCTGAAAATTTAGAACCAGGGCATAAATATATTGACAAAGGAAGTAGTAAGAAAAATAGCTTAGAATTTTCAGTTAAATTAAAACTAGATACAAAAGACTTTGATAAAAATATAGAAAATGCTACAAAAGAAATTGAAACATTTGATGAAGCAGTAGGCAGACTAGAGAAAAAAATAAATAGGATATCTGCAAAAGAAAATAAAGTTGATATAGATAAGATTGTAAAACAATTAGAAGAAAGTCTAAGAGAACGTATTGAATAAGTTTTGGGGGATGGAAATATGTTTAAACAGAAATATATTAAGAAGTCAAATAAAATAAGTGCTAGAAATATTATAGCATTTATTATTACAGTTATTGGTATAGCTGTAGGTATTTTTATAGGTATCAACATAATCATGGCTCATGTTTTAGGAATAGCTAATATGGTAGATAATAATACTTTTACCTGTGTTAGATTAGTTTATGGCTTAGTAGCAGTTATAAGTGGATATTTAATAGGAAAAACAATATACCTTATAGCTTCACTAATAAGCTGTATTATTTATGAATAATTTTCTTAAAGACTTTTTTATTTTGTAAGAAATGAAAGGAGGATTGTATTATTGAAAGAGTATATAATTTGGTTTAAAAGTGGCAATAGCATATCTGGAATAGTAGACGAAGATGTTGCTGATAAGTTAATGCAAGATTTTATTGAAGCCGACTCAGATTGTAGGTATTTGAAAGGATATTTAGATGAAGATGGAACAACAATAATAGATTTATCACAAATAGAAGCTATATCAATAAATAATTGTAGTGAGAATAATAATATTGGTTTTAGTAAGTCCTAACAAGGGCTTTTTTATTTTGTAAAAATGAAAGGAGAAAATAAAATGAAAAAAGGTGAACTAATTGCACTAGGTCTTAGTGAAGAAGATGCAAAGAAAGTAGAAGTTGAATCATTAAAAGAATTAGAAAATTATATTAATAAAATTGAGTATGAAAAGGTAAAAGAAGAATTAAAAGCATCAAAAGAAGCAATTGAAGGTTTTAAGGATGGAATGACAAAAGAGCAGATTGAAGAGCTTAAAAAAGGCTATGAGACTAAATTAACTGCAAAAGATGAAGAATACCAAAAGAAATTAAAGGAAAAAGAACAAAAAGAGTTTGATATGGCATTAGAAAATGAACTTATTAAACTTAATGTTCATAGCACTAAAGCAGCAAAAGCAGAACTTGATTTAGAAAAAATAAAATATGAGAATGGTGCTTTTACAGGACTAAAGGAACAGACTGATACTTGGTTAACTCAAAAATCTTTCTTAATAAAAACAGGAGAGACTAAGATAAATTACAGCCCTGATAATGGTAATAAAAATACATTAAGTAGAGCTGAAAATATTGCTAAAGAAAAGAATGAGGAAGGTTCTAAAAATCCATATGCTGACGCATGGAGTATTAAATAAAAAGGAGGATAAAGTATGTATTTTAAAGAGGTAAATTTTGATAACACACCCGAGTTTTTAGCTTCTCAACACTATATTAACTTTTCAAAAACAGCATTAGATACAGATGTAGTGGCTGATGAAAATGGAAAGAAATATGTGTTAGCAGGTAGTTTGTTAGGTGAGAGTGGCAAAGTGGTAAAGATAACTAGAGGAGGTTCTTCGGGTAGTTATACATACACATTATCAGAAGACCCTGTAGGAATAGTTTTTTCAACTGTAGATGTTACTTATGGACCACAACCAGTTGCATCAATGGTGGAAGGCTATGTAATAATTGAAAGATTGCAAGGTGAGTATGTAAAAGAAGCTATAGACACTATAAAGACGAAATTACCAAATATTAAATTTATGTAGGAGGATGAAATATGGCAAGAGTAGAAGAATTATTGTCAGTTCAAGAGCTGATAAACTATACAAAGACTAGAAAATTAAAAGAAACAATGGGAGATTTATTATTTCCAACTCAAAAGATAGAAGGACTTGAAATAAAGATGATAAAAGGTGCATCTAATCTTCCAGTATCAGCAAGTGTTCATGCGTTTGATACAGAAGCAGAAATCGCATCAAGAGAAGGTGCTAATTTAAGTATAGCTGAACTTGCACTTGTGAAAAGAAAAATTAAACTAGATGAAAAAGATATAATTGTACTTGAACAACCAAGAAATTCTCAAGAAGAAACTCAAATGATAAATCAAATATTTAATGATGTTGATAATCTTGTATCAAGTGTAAATACTAGAATAGAAGCGATGAGAATGGAAGTTTTATCAACTGGAGAATTGAATATAAATGAAAATGGAGTTAAAGCTTCTTTAAAATATGGAACTCCAACAAATCATAAAGAAACAAAAACTTGGTCTAGTGGAACACCAGATATATTAGGAGATATTTATAATATGACTGATAAAATAGTTGTTGATACTGGATTTACGCCAACAAGGTCATTAACTTCTAAAACTATTTTAAATATAATATTAAGAGATGAAAAACTAAGAAAAGCTATATTTGGTGTAAATAGTGATAAACCACTTACTTTAAATGAATTAAATACATTTTTAGTTTCTCAATCTCTTCCTCCTATTTTTACTTATGATGAAAGATACAGAGTACAAGGCAAGGATGGTAAGTACACAACAAAGAGATTCTTAGATGAAAATAAGTTTATTCTTATGCCTGACGGCAAGATGGGAGATACTTTCTTTGGGCTAACAGCAGAGGAATTAGAACTTAGAAAAAACCCAGCAATAGATATTAGTTCAGTTGGAAATATAATTGTAGAACAATACTCTACTGCTGACCCAGTTGCTAAGTGGATAAAAGCAGTTGCAACAGCATTACCTAGTTTTCCTTATGCTGACCAAGTGTTTATGGGTACAATAAATTAGAGGTGTTGATATGGAAGTTGAAAGACTAAAAAAGCTTTTAGGGTTTAGTAGAGAAGATGATTCAAAAGATACAATACTAGAGTTTATACTAGAAGATGTAGAAGAAATGGTCAAAAACTATTGTAATGTACCTACTATACCAGAACAATTAAATAGTACTATTTTAAGAATGGCTATAGATATGTATAAAAATGAGAGTCTAGGAAGCGAAGATATTGCACTAGGCTCTATTTCTTCTATAAGCGAGGGCGATACATCAGTCTCCTATAGAAGTTCAGCTAGTGAATTTAAAGAATCTTTACTTAAAGATTATAAGTCACAATTAAATAGATACAGAAAAATTAGGTGGAAATAATGATGGATAAGACTAGAAAAGCAATAGAAATGATGTATAGAGATAAATGTACTATAGTTGAGTATCAGCCAATCAAAGACCCTATAACAAAGAGAACTAATAACAAAGAAATAGTAGTGTTGGAAAATCAATCTTGTAAGCTTTCATATAAAAATATAGTTTCTGCTACAGATGGAAAAGTGGCTAAGCTAGAGCAAACTATTAAACTCTTTATATCTCCAGAGATAGAAATTAAAGCAGGTTCAAAGCTTATTATAAATAATAAAGAGTATGTAAGAAGTGGAGAATCTGCTATATATCCAAATCATCAAGAAATAATACTTGAGTTATTTAAGGATAAAGCATAATGGCTAGATGGGGCAGTGTTGATTTTAGAGAGTTTAAAAGAGTTTGCAAAAAGATGGAGAAGCTTACAAAGATTGACTTAGATAAGTTTTGTAAGGATGCAGCAAGAGAATTAGCAGCAAGACTCTTAGGAAAAGTAATTAGAAGGACACCAGTTGATACAGGATTCTTAAGACAAGGATGGAATGGAGTGGCTTATGCTAGGTCGCTTCCTGTGTATAAACAAGGAAATAATTATATTATAGAAGTTGTTAATCCGACTGAATATGCAAG